AAAGTCGGACGAATCGTAGGCGGATACGCAGACGGACACGCACCCAGCGACGACACATGGTACGACACAGGCATCTACGCGATGATGGCGCAACGCGTACGCGCGACAGGCGGAATCTTCCCATGATAGTGTACCTCGCAGGACCAATCGACTACGCAAACAAAGACGTACAAGACACACGCGCTCAACTGCAAGACCTGTTAGAAGAGACAGGTTACACCTACTACAACCCAGCCAGCGCATGGACCGTGCACGCCGACACCAAACCAACACCAGCACTGCAACAAATCAACGAATACGCACTAGCACAAACCGACATACTGGTGGCGTTCCTAGTGAAAGGCGTGCCAACCATCGGCACGGTGCTAGAACTCAAACTCGCCAACAAACTTGGTATGTTCATCTACCTGTACGCCCCCGACTACAAGAACAGTTGGGCGTTAGCCAGACTGCGAAACGTCATCATATTTGACAACCTCGAAGTGCTCCGAAACGAACTGACCGTGAAAGCGACCACCGAATGAAGAACGTACTACGCTACAAAGGCACACGACCGACCAGAGCACACGCAGACGACGCAGGCTTCGACCTGTACGTCAACGGCGACTGGACCATCGAACCCAACCACTTCGTAGACATCGACCTCAACTGTGCAGTGGCGTTCCCCGAAGGTTCATGGGGGCTGCTCACAGGACGGTCCAGCACACTGCGCAACCGCGGACTCATGGTAACCCAAGGCATCATAGACCACGGCTACACAGGACCACTGTTCGCAGGCGTGTGGAACTTGACCAGCGAAACCGTCGAAGTCAAACACGGCGACCGCATAGCACAACTGGTCATAATGGCGAACCTCGCACCGTTCATCGTGCAGATAGAAGAAACCGACGAACTACCACAGACCACACGCGGTCAGAACGGATTCGGCTCAAGTGGAACATAGCCAAGAAGGAAACAAGCGTTTGAGCGCGTCACTTCGTACACTCATACAACTGCGCACCGAACTAGAGAACAACCTGCAACCCAGCCAAGGCATCAAAACAGGAAGCACAGGAAACAGCACAGGAAGCCGACCACCCCTACGCATAGACGTCTTAGACCTAATCATCGAAACCAACACCGTCGTCCTACGCTGGTACGAACTAGCACGCGAAACAGCCCACATGCCACCCCACACACACCCCAACATCGACAAAGCCCTCGCATGGATAGCCGACTACAGCCTCACAACCAAAGCCCTAGACAAAATAGCCGACGTCCTGAACGACCTCACAACACGAATACAACTAGCAATAGGCGAACTCGAACGACCGCTCCGCCTCCAACTGCCCTGCCCCTACTGCGGTGAGAAACTACGCGCCTACGCCAGCACCAGCCTAGTGTGGTGCACAAACCCAACATGCGACTGCGGAGCAGAAGACTGCAAACACAAACACAAATGGAAAGAAGACGACTGGCGACGACTCGGACTTCTCATCCAAATTGACAATCGCCCATGACCACTGGTTCAATAGAGATATTCGGCACAGCCGTGTCTGGAGATGACGATGAACAGTAAAGAACGTTCGGAACAAGCCGAACCGCGAGCCATGAAAGCGATGGCGTTACGGCTCGACGGACACAGTTACAAGCAGATAGCAGAAGACCTAGGCTACGCAACCGAATCAGCCGCCTACGCAGCCGTCCGCAAAATCATCAACACGACCAAACGCGACATGAGCGACGAGATGCGAGCCATCGAAACCGCACGCATAGACGAAGCGATGGTCATAGCATGGGACATAGCACGCAACCCCAAGAACGCACCGCTCACCAAACTGGCAGCACTGGACCGCGTCGTCAAACTGCAAGAACGACGGACCAAATACTACGGGCTGGATAAACCTGACCGACACGAACACGTCGTTAGGAGTGAACTTGACAGCGAAATCGAAAGTCTTATGGCAGAGTTGGGACGAACAATCCAAACGCCAACTGCTGACCAAACTGCAACAGGAACAACAGAACCAACACTGGCAACAGACCCTCAATAAACGACGACCCGAACAAATCGAACCCGACGGCAACTGGAACATCTGGCTAATCAAATCAGGGCGCGGTTGGGGTAAAACATGGACAGGGGCAATCACCCTGCTCAACTGGGCAAGGACCAACGCAGGCGAATACGCAATCGTCGCATATAAATACGCCGATGCGCGAGACGTCTGCGCCGAAGGACCATCAGGTATCCTAGGACTGATGCCCAAGACGTGGCTAATCTCATACAACCGTTCACTCGGCGAAATCTACATCAGATGTGAAGACGGCGTAAGCGTAAGCAAAATCCACCTAATCGCAGCCGACAACGCAGACACCGCACGAGGACTAAACCTCTCAGGCGCATGGTGCGACGAAGTAGTGAAATGGCGTTACACCGAATCATGGACCGAAGGCTTAGTGCCAGCCGTCCGAATCGGCAAACACCCACGCATCATTGTAACAACCACACCTAAGAACAAACCCCTCGTCAAAATGCTCGTCAAACGTGCACTCGCCGAAGACGGCAAATACCACATGACCAGCGGCTCGACCTACGAGAACTTCGCTAACCTCAGCCAGACCGCAATCGACGAACTACGCGCCCAATACGAAGGCACGCGAATCGGACGACAAGAACTGTACGGCGAACTACTTGAAGACATCGAAGGTGCGTTGTGGCGTCAATCCGAACTAGACCGCGACCGTATCTACGAAGAGCCAGAACGACTAGCACGCGTAGTAGTGGCAGTAGACCCAGCAACAACCAATAACGAAGGAAGCGACGAGACAGGCATCGTCGTCGCAGGCAAAGACCCACTCGGCAACGGGTACGTCCTCGCCGACTACAGTATCAAAGCGTCACCCCTCGAATGGGCAAAACGCGTAGTCGAAGCATACGATGCCCACCAAGCCGACTCGGTCGTAGTCGAAGTCAACAACGGTGGCGATATGATTCCCACGCTACTACGACAAGTACGACCGAGTCTCCCAATTCGAGAAGTCCGCGCAACCAAAGGCAAACGGCTCAGAGCCGAACCTATAGCGGCGATGTACGAACAAGGACGTGTCCACCACGTCAATACCCACGAACGTCTCGAAGAGCAAATGACCTCGTGGACACCCGAAGACCCGAAATCGCCAGACCGACTAGACGCGTTAGTGTGGGCGTTAACCGAACTGATGGTCGGGTCGCACATCACAGGTTACCTAGGCATGCTAGCCAACTGGTGCAACGCATGCAACCTGCCGATGCCAAAAACAGCCACCGCGTGCACCACATGCGGACAGGCGATAGAGACAAACACAACCGAACAGCACGTACTGACAAACTAGGAGCACGAGATGGCTAAAATGCCATGGCGACGACGTAACATCGAGAAGGCAGCACCGCTACTACCAGCAGGAGCGCAAGTACAACAGTACAGCCCTGAAGAACTTGCAGGAGTGGCGAACCAACTCTACGGAGCAGGCACATTTGAAGCCCTCGCGCGACAAGCATACCTAGCCAGCGTACCGTTCGGACCAAGCAACCCACTCACCCCGTCAGCCATCAACCCCGTTGGCGACGACGGACGCCCAGACCCCAGACGGTGGGAATACCCCGTCGCATGGAATATCTTTGTAACTGAACAACGTTTCGTCTCATGGAAGACCCTACGAGCCGCTGCAGACCAAATAGACATTATCCGTCGCTGTATCGAAGTGGTGAAAGCCAAAATCGCAGGACAAGACTGGGATTTCGTGTTCGATGAGTCCGCATCCGAATTGGTGGCGGAAGGTACAAACAAGAACCACATACGCGCTATGCAAGACGCACGCGACAAATACCAAGACGACATCGCTTCCGCACGCAAGTTCTGGCAGATGCCCGACCGCGTCAACGGTCTATCGTTTAAAGACTGGCTGAACATGGCACTAGAAGAAATCCTCGTGTTAGACGCTTGGGCAGTGTACCCACACCCAGACCTCGGCGGAAACCTGCACTCGTTCGAAATCCTAGACGGCTCAACAATCAAGCCTCTACTCGACGACCGCGGTATGCGACCACGACAGCCCTACCCTGCCTACCAGCAAATCTTGTACGGCTTCCCACGCGGTGAATTCATGGCGACATCGGACGACCCAGAGCAAGATGGTGCATACAACGCGGACGAACTGGTCTACAACATACGCAACCGACGGACGTTCACCCCGTTCGGCTACAGTGCGGTTGAACGTTGCCTACCGCTGGCAGACATCTACCTGCGACGTCAGCAGTGGCTACGTGCTGAGTTCACCGACGGCGTCCTGCCTGATATCATGTTCCTCGCGGACGAAGCATTCGGTTCAACACCTGACCTGCTACGCGCTTGGGAGAACGTATTCAACGACGATATGTCAGGTCAGACCGAACAGCGTAAACGTGCACGCATCATTCCTAACGGTTTGACACCTGTAGACAACAGCGGTCACAGTGAGAAGTTCAACGACACTATCGACCTATATCTAATCAAGGGCATCACAGGGCATTTCGGTGTACTGCCTTCCGAAATCGGCTATGCAGATGGTGGCGCACTTGGTGGTGCTGGTCAACAGGTTGGTGAAGCAGAATCGGGTTCGGCTATCGGTATTGAGCCTTTAATTAAGTGGCTTGAATCGATGATTAGCGACATGTCCTACAAATTCCTAGGTACACCGCGCGAGTTGAAGTTCCAATTCGATGGTGGTCGCAAGTCTGACACTGAGTCGGACGCGAACCGTCGCAAGACTGAGACCGAATCTGGTCAGAAGTCTATTAATGAGGCTCGTGCCGAGATGGGTCTGCCGTTGTTGGACGCACCCGAGGCGGATTCGCCTATGCTGGTCACCGCCAGCGGTCTATTCTTTGTGACCCCTGAGGGCGTCCAGCCCGTCAGCGGAGGACAAGGAAGCCCCACGGAAGCCCCCGAAGCCTCAGGTGGCACTGAAACACCCCCCGAGGACGGGAAGCCCAAGGAGACCCCTTCCGTGGCTTCTGAGACCCAAGAGGACACGGTGACCCCCGACGAAGAAGTTAAAGCCTTCATTAAATGGGCAAAGAAAGGCGCAACCACCCGAGACTTCAACTTCGAAACCCTAGACAGCGTCACCGCCAGCGCATTCAACCGAGCAGCCCGAGATGGAGACCTAACCTTGGTGAAGTCGCTTGCCGACGTGGTGCTGGGAAAAGCATAAAGCGCGTAAGCGCACACGCCAACGACACCGACATCAAACTAGCCACACGCAACTCGTTAATCCTGTCAGCAGCACTAACCAAAAGCATACGCGACCCTGAACGCCTCGCCGAGAAATGGCTAGCCCACAACCCTACACAAAGCAAATCGCCAGAATCGCGAGCCTCCGCAATAGTATGGGCGCAAGCCAACGCAAGCCTCGACCCTGAACCGTTGCAAACAGCACTACAAATCGTATACGGAGACGGCTACGTGCTAGGCACAGATGTAGCGTCCGAACTGCTAGGCGCAAACGTTGTCACCGACTGGTCAACATGGACCGCAGGAAACCGAGCAGCAAGCGCACTGTTAGAACGACCAGCAGGTCTAGTACAACTACTCACACGAAGCAACATAGTCATACAAGACATGAACAAAGTTACCTACCAAAACCTAGGCAACGCGTTGTCTCGCGCACTCGACCAAGGCATGACCGCTAAACAGACAGCACGCGAAATCGTTACCGAACTGGCTAACCCAAGCCGAGCCTTAATGATATCGCTTACTGAGACCCGACGCGCAGTGTCAGCAGCCTCAAACGACAAATATAAAGAGGCTGGCGTCGAACAAATCGAATGGCTAACCGCCGACCCCTGCGATGACTGTAGCGAGAACGAAGCCGAATCACCTATCGATTTCGGCACGGACTTCGGCAGTGGCGACCCGTACCCACCAGCACACCCCAACTGCAGATGTGTTATCGCCCCCGTAGTCAGCACGAACTTCAACGGACCTATGGCTGAATACCTCGGCGAGACCGACTAACACGAACGGAGTAAAGGCTAATGCAACCAGCAATTTACAATATCACAATTCCGCAAGGAACAGACCAATCTTTGCCTTTCACTATCGCAGGATACGACCTGACCACGTACACTGCTAAATTACAAGCCCGAACCAATTACGGAGCAACCACTGCTTTCGTCACCCTGACTAACAGTTCAGGAATCACATTAGGCAACGGCACATTCACAATCACTTTCACGTCAGCACAAACCAACACATTTCCCTTAGGCAAATGGGTTTATGACTTGGAAATAACATCAGGTGGCGGTCAAGTGTCACGCATTATCCAAGGTTCATTCACAGTCACTCCACAAGTAACGGTGTAACTATGGCTGGTGAAATTACCGTAACCGAGACAGTGGTGCAAGTAAACGCCACAGTCAGCCCCGTCGTTTTAACAGTCACGCAAAACCCTGTAACGGTTACCACCACTAACCAAGGTGTGCAGGGTAACACTGGTGCGACTGGTCCTAAAGGTAATACTGGGGATATTGGTGTTGCGTTCAGCGGAACTGCACCTTCAAACCATGACCAACTGTGGGCTGACACATCAACAAGTAGTGCGCAGGTGGCGGTGTTCGATGGCGGCACACCAGCCGCACAATTAACTTCTATCAAAACCCGTCGCGGTACTTCATCTACGTGGTTTACTGCCAACCCTATTTTGGACGCTGGCGAGTTCGGCTTTGAATCTAACACTCGTAAGTTCAAAATTGGTGACGGGTCTACTCGGTGGAACTCTTTAGGCTACGCCCTTGCCCTTGCGGATTACAATAATCCGACATTTACTGGTACTATTACAATGACTGGTGCGACTGTTGTTGACGGAACTATCTCTGGAGGTTCAGCATGACCGCGTTAAAGTATTGGGACACTAACACTAATCAATGGTTGTCTATGACGTTGACTCAGCAGAACAACGTTAAAATTTCTAATTCTGCACCAACAGATACTTCACAATTGTGGGTTGACCCAAACGATGTTACTTACCAAAATTTAGTTGATGGAGGTTCAGCATGAGTGCCATTAAGTATTACAATACAACAACTGGTACGTGGGATTATTTATCACAAGGTCCTAAAGGCGAGAAGGGGTCTACTGGTGATACTGGTCCTACTGGTCCGCAGGGTGTATCGGGTGTTGTTACAAGCCCTACTGCACCTACTGATACTACTGTTGCGTGGCTTGATACTTCTGTTGATGGTGTTGCTGGTGGGCTTCCTACTGGTGGTTTAACTAATCAAGTTTTGGCTAAGGGCAGTTCAGCGGATTTTGATACTAAATGGACTTCTGCCGCTACGGGTACGGTGTCTAGTGTCACGGCAACTGCCCCTCTAACTGGTGGCGTTATTACTTCATCGGGTACTATTGGTATTGACCAGACTGCGTTAACTATTGCCCCTAGTCAGGTGACTGGTACGGCGGTTGTTACTTCTGATTCTCGTTTAAGTGATACTCGTACACCTACTGATGGTTCTGTTACGGATGCTAAGATTTCGGGCACGTTGAGTGCAACTAAAATAACTGGTACTGCTGCTGTTCTTAATGCTGCTAATACTTGGCTTACTGGTACGCAAACATTCCTTAGTGCGTATTTTTCTACTGTTGTTGTAAACATTAAAGCCGCCGCTAATCAAGTTTTTAACTTGTTGCAGTTTCAAAAATCAGATGGAACTGTTTTGGCTGGCATTAGTGGTAATGGTCAGATGTGGACAGGTAACGGTATTCCGTTAACTAACATTGTTGGCGGTGACACTACTGCCACTTCTGGAGATGGAACAACTGCAACAATTACTTTAACTACCGCTAGTGGTCTTTCTGTCGGTGATATGGTTATTGTTCAAAACATTGTTCCTAGCGGATACAACGGAACATTTATTTTGACAGGTGTTTCTAACACTTCCCCGTACACGATTTCTTATGCTAACGCCACTACAGGTTCACAAACTGGTATCGGTAGGGTATTAAAAACTTCACAGTTTGGTACTCAAGCACGTTCTGCTGGCACTATTCCTCTGATTGCAAAGGGTGCAAATAGTCAAGTTGCTAACCTGCAAGAGTGGCAAAATTCGGCAGGTAATGCGGTTTTAAATGTTGCTGCCGATGGCACTATTCAATCACAGACAGATGTTAGAAGTCCGCAATTTAATCATGCCTCGAACTATTTTTCGTTGCTTCCAATCAATACTGGTGGCATGATTCAATTAAAGAAAGCATCAGCATCAAGTCCGACAGGAACAACAGACTATGCCCGTATTGCGTTAGTTGCAGGGACAACAGCAGGAACATTAAAACTTGTCATTCAGGCTGGAACATCAGCAACCGCCGTAACTATCGTCGACAATATTCCACAATAATAAGGATTAGAATGGGACAACTAAAAGTATGGAATGGTACAGCATGGGTGACTGCATCTATCGGTGCGGCAGGTCTGAATGGTCGGGGCGTTGCTACTGGTGGCACTACAGGACAAGCGTTAGTTAAAGCCTCCAATAGTGACTACGATACGCAGTGGCAAGCAATCACTACGGGTGTTTCATCTGTTGATGGCGCAACTGGTGCGGTGTCTTTGACAAACAGTTATGACGCCAAGGGTACGTCTGCTATGAAAGCCAAGTACAACGGTTTTCTTGCTAAGGCTTCTGGTGCTGCTAATGCGTTTCCTGCCGCTGATCCTTCACTAATTTCTAGCACTAGCAACACTGCTATTTCAGGCGCATCGGTCTACGCATATAACAGTGGCAAATTTTACTTTCGTGGATTAAACGCCAGCGTAATTACAAACAGTAGCGGAACAAATTACTACCGCAACAACAATTACAGTTACGGTACGTTTTGGGTTGAGTTCGATTACTACGGCAGTAACTTTGACATTCGTTACAACTCTCGTGGCACTAATCTTGCACAGATTTGGATTTGGATTGACGGTGTTCCCACTACTGCATCAGCCGTAATCCCAACTAGCACAAACAATGTAAACAGTTACTACAACGTTGTGTTGCCGTCTACTGCTCAACGTCGTATTCGTGTGATGTTGGCTAGTGCTGATTTTGGTGGTATTGGTTTGAAAGATGTTACCGAAACTATTTTTCCTGTTGAACAACGTCTACTTAAAGTTGCTTTGTTTGATGGGTCTTGGTTTGCTGGTGGCGCTGGTGTTGCTGGCGTTTCTAACTTATCTGACCATCTGGCTTTGCAGTTTGGCGAAATGCTAAACGTGGACTATCACAATGTTTCTATTGGTGGCACGGGCTATGTGCGTGGCACAAACGTTGACCCAATCTTGGGGTATGTCACTGATGCTACGGCTGGCGGCGCAAACTGGTGCGACCCTGCACGTTTATCTATTCTTACAACTATCAACCCTGACCTTGTTGTGTTCTTAGGCACAACTAATGACGATGGTTACACAGGAAACAATCCAGCAGGTCCGTACGCTGGACAGCCTTATCAATTAGGCGCACACGCCACATACGTGTATGACTACATTAAAACTAATTTGCCTGACACTAAAATTATTGTGTTTACACGTGGTTCAAACACGCAAACAAGCGCAACATTAGCCCTTAATGCCTCAACCGTGTATGCAGCGGCAACTGCTGCCACTAACGTTATTGGTGCGGTAGACATCTACAACGAAGGTTGGGTTACTGGAACAAGCAACAGCACTAATCCAAACAACACGGGCAATGGTCAGATTTACATTTATTCTGACTTTCATTTAAATCCCGCAGGAAACCGATACTACGCAAGTAGAATGTTTAACAGAGTGTTTGACATTATCAAAACATACACAAGGAGTTAGTAATGGCACGAATTACACAAATTCAAGTACGCCGTGACACGGCTGCTAACTGGACTAGCGTTAACCCTACTCTTGCCGCTGGTGAGATTGGTTACGAAACTGATACTGGCAAGTTTAAGATTGGTACTGGTTCAGCAACGTGGACTGCGTTAACTTATGCTACTGATGGTTCAAAGTTGACTGGCACTATCAATGCTTCTACTGCGACCACTGCTACCATTGCTACAACTACTACTGGTAATGCTGGTACTGCAACAGCCCTTGCAACTGCAAGAAACATTAACGGTGTGTCGTTTAACGGTACGGCTGACATTACTGTTACGGCTACGCCTACGGCTGGCAGTGTTGTGGATGCAAGTATTTCTAGCACGTTGAGTCCGTCAAAGATTACTAATACTGCCGCTACTTTGACTCAGCAACGTAACAAGTTTTATCAGGGAACTACTACGCTTGATGTTCCTTCACGTTTGCATTGGACAAGTGCAGTTGCCTTGGCTTCAGGTTCAACGCGTGGCTGGTTATTCACCCCTGAGCAGGACATTACTATCACTAAGATTTCTAACTATGTAACAACTGCCGCTAACTGGACTAGCGCAACTACGCCACAAGCAAGGGCTGCAATCTACACTGTTAGTGGTTCAACTTTGACACCGTTAGTAATTTCATCTTGGCAAGCATCGCCTTTTCCAACTGCTACACAATTTTATGATTTTACTATCTCGTCAACCACGTTGACTGCTGGCACAACCTATGCAGTAGGAATGTTAACCACATGGACTGGCACACCAACAACAGCACCATCGGTTGCAATTCTGCCGTTTGTCGGTGCAGTAATGATTGGCTCAACAAACCCGCCACAAATAACTTGGATTCTTACATCCCAAACTGACATTTCTGGGGCTATCACAATAGGTAACGGTTCAAATACGGCTGTCGCTTTCAGGTTGTCGTAGTGGCTTGCCGTACAGGATGCCCCACACAAGACTGCGACTCATACGCAGACTGCCTACAAAACGCGAACATCGCAATCGACAAAACCTCACTCAAGTAACCCAACAACCAAATTGATACGACGTCCCCCATGTGCTACGATAGACATAAGGTCGGCGTCCTATGCTTCAAACAAGGAGTCACCACATGGCTATATTGCACGCCTCAGTAACCGTAGGCACAACGCCTATCAACCTGTCACTCGGTAACGAGAACTCAAACTCAAAACTTGTTGTTCATTCAGGTGGCGCACTGTACATCGGCGGACCTGACGTAACTTCTTCTACGGGCTTACACGTCGCAAACAACGAAACCATCCAACTTGAACTGTTCCGAGGCGAAGACGTCTACGGGGTAGTGGCGACAGGCACAATTGACGTACGCGTCCTTCAGAACGGATTCTAAACATGGCACAACTAACAGAGACCGCTATGTACGTCGATATCATGAAGTTCGACGAACAGCCAGACGGCACGGCACTCGTCTACGGTAAAGCAACCGACGATACACTTGACTCTGACCAGCAAGTATGCGACCCTGAATGGTTGAAGACCGCGATGCCTGAATGGTTCAAATACGGCAATATTCGCGAACAACACTCCGCTATTGCTGCGGGTGTGGCGACCGAGTATGAGAACAAAGGCTCGGAACATTTCATCACCGCACACGTCGTAGACCCTAACTCCGTGAAGAAGGTCAAGGCTGGCGTGTTGAAGGGCTTCTCAATCGGTATCAAAGCCCCACGTGTTGTGAAAGACAACAAGGCTATAGGCGGTCGTATTGTAGATGGACAGATTGTTGAAGTCTCCCTAGTTGACCGTCCTGCTAACCCGTCGTGCACGCTCACACTTTCAAAAATGGACGGCAGTTCACTAGTGCAAGTTGAAGAGTTGAACAAAGAAGCCGACGATGAACTAATTTTAGATGTAAACACGGTTGAAGATGTGCAAGCACACGACGAACACGAAGTAGTACCAACCGAGCCAGAACTTGACGAGCAAAAGTCCGACACAACGGACCTAACAAAGGAACACCTAATGCAGGCAGACAGTATTGTCGAAGCGTCCAAGCAGTACGCGACTGGCGACATTACCAAATTTGACCAAGGTGCGTTCGACTTAGCACGTCAAGCCCTCGCCACACTTATCCAAGTAGAAGCAGGCGAAATGGCTGAAGGTGAAGACGAGTCACACAGTCTTGCATGTCTACTGTTAGCCGTACGCGCTCTGTTCGATTGGCACGCAGGCGAAGCAGCAGGTGGCGAGACCGAACCTATTGAAGACGAAGAAGGGGAACACCACATGGAACTTGCGACCGAACCTGAAGAGACCAAAGCCGACGGCGACATCGAGATGTGCGACAAATGCAACAAGTCCATGGACGAATGCAAATGCGCTGAAGGTGGCTTCGTCGCGACCGAGAAGACAACAGTTTCCGATGAACTGCGCACACTAGTGGCAGACATCGTAAAATCGTTACTCCCAACCACCTTAGAAGGTGGCGAGGATGCCGTGACAAAGGCAGTTGAGTCTGAACGCATTGAGGCGTTGGAATCAGAACTTGCACAGGTCAAAGCACTCGCTGCTCCTAGCGGTCCAAGCCGTATGGGTGTGGTGAGCAACAAAACCGCAGAAAACGTAGAACTGGCTAAGGCTCAAATGTATCGCATCAAAGCCAAGAATACGCTCGACGCTGACCTCGCGAAAGGCTACCTAGCCTTAGCAAAAGAAATCGAATCCAACCAAACCTCAAAGTAAAGGAACTCGCTATGGCGAACGCACCAAAGGTTGCTGACCTATACGGCACAACCGATACGCGTGAAGCGGCTTCACGTCACGAGGATTACCTAGCCACGCTGTCCGACAGCATCGGTAAGGGTATCCGCGGTGAATCCGTTCCACCTATGATGGCAGAACTAATGCCAGCACGTCAACCGTCCGCGACTCAGGCTATCGAATCAATCGTTAACAATGAGTCAATCGCTAAGTCCATGTCACCAGACGCACTAGCATCACTGAACACCGCGCTTGAATCACAGCGTGCAGTGAGTGGCGACATTATGAAGGACCTTAGCCTAACCAACCCAATCTCAACTGGTCTTGTAGCCTTCGACCTCGAAGCACCTGCCAAGTTGCTGACTCCACGTCCAACACCTCTTCGCAACAAGATTGCACGTAAGAAGGGCGTTGGCACGTCACACCGTATCAAGGTCATCAGTGGTTTCACTGGTACAGGTACTGGTGGCGTAGGTCAGACCTTCCCTGGAATCTCTGATTCAACAACCACTACATTCGGCTCAATCAACTACCTACGTGGACCAAAGATTTCCTACGCAGGTTACGACAAGTCGTTCAACTACAAGCAGTTCTCGCTGTCTGACTCTGTACCGTTCTCGGCACAGTTCCAAGGTCAGGGCTATCAGGACATTCGCCAACTGTCACAGACTAGCGTTCTTTACGCTTCGATGTTGATGGAAGAGCGTATGCTTCTTATGGGTCGCGGTACTGATTCGGGCATGTCAGGCGCACTTAGCGCACCGACCTTCACTCTCGCAGCAACCACCACTGGTACAGGTCAGGTTGACCTCGCTGCTACGACTTACTACGTCAACGTAACTGCTGACGCTGGTTCGTTTGGTGAGTCTGTTCTTGGTACTGAGGCTAGCGTTGCTGTTGGTTCAGGCAAGGTTCTGACTGTAACAATCTCTGCTCCTGTTACTGGTGCTCTTGGTTACAACATCTACGTTGGCACGTCTACTGGCAACGCCAATGTGAAGTACCAAGGTCGCACGACTGGCACAACTTTCGTTGTACAGGGTGCAGCATCCACCACTACTACGGGTAACACCGCACCTCTCACCAC